AGGGGCAGAATGGAGGAGCGATGGGGACAGTAATGGATGATGGGCGAATCTTGCACATTCACAAAAAGAATGGCGTGGTGATTGCTCCCATGCCTCCTACCATTGGCCACTATTTTAGACTGCGCAAATGAATCGTCCGCTGCTGCCATACGAACACCAACTGGTGGAAGCCCTTGGCATTACGAAGCAAGAGTATCTTGACTTCTTGATGGCAACGAGAGACTGCGAAAAGTCTCCTGAGCAGATTCTGGAGAAGCCGCAGAACGGGGTGGCCGAGGTAGCACTGATCCTCACCATTGTTGGCATTGTCTTTCAGGTGGCGGCAGCGTTGTTAGCGCCAAAGCCGGAAGAACAGAATCAACGACGCCCCAGAGAGCAGCGCTTTAGTCCACGCTTTGGCTTCAACTCCTCCCAAGAGCTTGCGCAATACGGCCAACCAGTCAACCTCGTCTACTGCTCCAAAGACAACGCCCGTGGATCAGTGCGCGTTGCCACGTCGCTCGTATGGTCTGCCGTGGAAAGCTATGGCAGTAGTCAATTCATGCAACTGCTTCTGTTGGTAGGCGCAGCGAAAGTCAAGACAATTGACTTTGAAAGAGTGGCATTTGGCCAGCTTCCCTTAGGCCAATTTAGTGGTGCCAACACTTGGCTCTATTACAACCAAAATGGCAATGTCAGCTACAACAATAAAGTGTTGGGTGATGGCAAAGATCCAACTAGGGACGGAGCCCCATCGTCTTCTGACGTATGCCAATTGCGAGATGGTGACAAGCGCCTAGAGGGCTACAGCCAAGCCTTCACGCCTAGCAGCCTCACTTCCATTGGCGTTTACGATCCCATTCCAGTGAACGTGGAGATTCAGGAGCGTCGCACGTCAGGGCGGCCAGACTGGGCAGACTTGGGCATTCGTATTAAGGGAGGGAGCTGGCAGTCGGGCAGCGATGTGCGCTACAAAGAAGGCGATAAGCTCACGCTTATTTTTGAGAAAGCATTTAGGCGACAAGACAAGGTGGCTCAAGAAGCCGCTAAGAACTTGCGCTATCAAATGGTGTCGTCACTTGACCAAGCTGCTGTCTACAAGCTTGGCAGCGCAAAGTTCAAGCTGGTTGGCGTGAGTGATGAGACCAACCTAGACAAGAATGAAGTGGAGGCCGTCTTTGAATGTGTGGAGCCTGGCCGCAGGCCACTCACGCCATACGACGAAACGAAAGCTAAAACGTGGGATGACAAGGACAGAGAAGACCTAGAAACCGCTCAAGAGGTGCTAAAGGCAAAAGCTTCTGACGCGGAAACAACAGGCCCCAAGCTTTTGGACGAGGCCCCTCGCGCCGATGCCATCCCCACGTTCCTCAGGAGGGTCACCAATAGCGACGACTATGACACCACCACGGAGCAATCCGGTGACGTTGAGTTTCGCTTTCTAGGCAAGCGTTATTCCTTCCAAGGCACGGAAACCATCCAATGGAGAGACGAACTAGACGAGAGGCAGTCTTACATTGTCACTCGCGGAGGATCGCTGGCAAACAGCAAGAAAGAGCTTGAACGCTTCTTGTCAGACAAACCTCGCCTGTCTGTTGCAAAGCTGCGAAAGGAGCTTGACGACGACCTAGAGAAAGTCCGCCAGCTCAGGGACGATGTACTGGCAGGCGACTACGACAAGCAATTGCGCAAAGAGGCGAAGAACAATGCCGCATTTCAAGCTGTCAAGAAAGATATTGACAGCCTCAAGGAAGAGTTGGAAAAGCGCATCTTAGAAGCGTACAAGCTCTCCCCAGAGACAGCCAAGATTAGCGGCACTCAAGTGCTGACTGATGGAACAAAGCTAGAGGTAGGTGGCAAGCGAATTGCGGAGCTAGAAAAGCAAATTGAACGCCGCAGGGAAATCAAAGACGACATTTTGAGCGACAGCATTGCTGAGCGACGTAAAGCCTATTCACAATTCCTTCGTAGAACTACTAGCCCATTCGTTGGTCTTGACGGCAATCGCTATGGTACTGGTGGCATTGTCGCTATCAAGAGGCGCGTTGCCGACTTGAAGGGAGAGTTCACCACTGATGCCATTGGTACAGAAGCCGTCAAAGGCTATATGGACTCCCTAATTAAAGAGAAAGAAGAAGCGATCAACTTTCTCGACTACGCCCTTAAAAACTGGGAAGACTTGCAAGGCGCTGCCGATGATAACTTCTATACCAAATGCCTCGTCAAGGCAGACTCTGCTGCCTATCAAACTGTCACTGCTTGTGACTATGTGAAGTTTTCATTGCGCTGCAAACTGTTCCGGCGCATCCAGGGGAGACAGAAGAAATATGGAGAGAAGGATGCTCCCGATGGTTACAAGATGAGTGACAATGGCATTCAAGGGCGAATGGCATTCTTCACTGTTAGCTACAGAAAGACTGGCAATCGTGATTATATTGCCATTCCCATTGTCTTTGCCGTAAGACGCGCAGCAGATCAAGACAACTTCGTTGGCCTAGATTTCAAGGCTCCGTCTACAGCTAAGTGGGAGTTCAAGATGGAACCCATTGGTGATATTGGCGCAGAAACGCAAGATAGCGGTCAGTCGCAGTTTGCTTTCATTGAAAACAGCGGCAAGCGTTCTAGTTATGGGCTGGGCGATGGGGGAAGGATTAAATGGACAGGATCGTTGGTAAATGCTGGCCTGCTCAATAAGGACGCCCTGGAGGAGCGAGGCCCTCTCTACACCAACGAATGGGACTTGTTCTCTGTGCGGTCTGATACCAGCACACAATTCAGCTTTGAAGGCGGGCCTGAGTTCAAGATTACTGCTGTTACGGAACAGCAAGTGGGCGGTACAAGCGGTAAGTATGAAGCTATGAGCATGGCTGCGCTTGGCGTGTATTCAGGCAAAGGCGTACAGGATTTGCGATCTATCACCGCCTATGTGACAGAAGGCAAGGAAAGTTGGGTGGTAGACGAGAAAGATGGCACGCGCAGCAGGAGCGCCAATTCCACAAGCTATGCGCCTGACATTTTTGCCGACACTGTTCTTGATACAGACAATGGCATTGGTAAATATGCCAAGCCAGAAGGCATTGACTGGGAAAGCTTGGCGCTTGCTAAGCGGTTTTGCAAGAACAATGGTTTAGGCGTCCGCTTGTTCATGGACGGCGTGATTGCCGACTTGTCATCGTGGCGGCAGTTCTGGGCGGAAGTGGCTCCTTACAGCCTGCTGGAGCTTGCAAGGATTGGCGGCAAGGAAACCCTCATCCCTGCAGTGCCAACCAACAGAAGGGGAGAGACTGATCGGGAAGTGACGATTTCTGCCATGTTCACGGCAGGCAACATCCTTGAAGGCAGCTACAAGGAAGAGTTTGTGGACTATGGCGACAGTTCGCAAGACCTCATTGCAACCATCATTTATCGAGACACGGAAGTACAAGACGTGTTTCCACGCAATGCAAGCGTGCAAGTGAGCTTGGCCGACGCGCAAGAAGGCGCAGCAATCAGGCAAACGCTTGACTTGTCGCAGTTTGTCACCCAACGAGACCAAGCGATTCTGTTTGGCAAGTTGCTGTGTAACCAGCGGCGATGGATGAGACGGGGCGTTGAGTTCAAGACATTCCCCACTGATTCTCCCGTGTCGCCTGGTAGCTACATCTACGTGGACATTGGCCTCAACACTTGGGACCGCATATCCTCTGGCATGGTGATGCAGGATGGTGAACTGAACATCCCCTTACGCTCCTCCATCGTTAGCAGCAACTATGACATGCTTGTGTATCAAGCAGGGAAGAAAGTCGAGAGCTTGTCTGGCGTGGCTGTGGTGAATAATGCCACAACCGGCGTCATTAGCGCAGCTTCCCTTTCAAGCAAAGAGGGCGCCATGTTCGTACTGGGCGTGAAGAACAACAGAAAGCGTGTGTTCAGGGTGACAGAGGTGGCGATGGACGAGGAAGGAGAAGTGACTGTTAAGGCCATGGAGCACCCCTGCCAGGATTCTGGAGGGAAGCTGCTGAGCAGGGTGGCTAATTTCTCCAACGACCTATTCAAGGTGCTATAGGGCATTGGTGATGCTTAGTGGCTAAGCTGATAGAAAACAATAGGTGATATGGGCTTCTATACTGGCCGCACTGGATCGCTGAGGTACAACGGCAGTTCAGTGGCCAAAATCCGTGACTGGTCGCTTGAGACAACGGTAGAGCTTCTTTCCACTAATGACATTAGCAGTGTCGCCAACACATTCACTCCTGGCGTAAAAGGAGCCACTGGTAGCGCAACACTGCTTTACTATCGACTGGAGAGCGGCGAAAGTAGTCAGTACACACAATTTACGCAACTTCTTGGGAATATCATGAGGATTGGTGAGATTAACACCAATCATCGAGTGCGCTTGATCCTCAATGTGGGCAACAAGGACGAAGATGATATTAAGCTGGACGCATACATTACATCTGCGCAGGTTGGCTCCAGCACTGGAGAACTCAGTACGGTTTCCATTCAGTTCACGATGGATGGTGATTTTGTTGAAGTGATTGAATAAGGAACAGCATGACAGTATTCGTTGGGCACAAAGGGAACATCCGGCTTCGGCGTGGACTAAAGCTGAGCTATGGGCGACTGAGTGAGCAGATAGTACCAGACGACGT